TATAGATTTTCTACTACGGTGCAAAACCTTTTACCACTTTCGGCGAAAATTTACCAACACCAAAGCCAATACCAAGACCAATAGCAATTGTAGAAAGTATATGAGAAGCAACACCTATATACTTATCAAGTTTATTCTCTACAAAAGTACGATCAAAATCGGAATCAAGCTCGGAAAAATCAAGATTCTCATAAAACTTAGTCATCTTTTCAAGATTAACTTTCATAGTCTTAGGCAAACCAGCGTCTTTAAGAAAATTCAAAAAACTTAAAAAACTATCCGCAGACTCATTTTGAATATCTGCAATATACTTTCTAGCTTGAGCAATCCATAATTGTTTTTTTGCTTCCAACTCATCACGACGGACACCTAAATCAAGCATAAATTTTTGCCATTCCATTGCGAGATTACCAACAGACAACAACCGATCGACACGGCGATAAAATTGCTGGTTTGTAAGGTCATTAATATGAGCTTTATTAACCTCAATATCAGAACGTGCCTTATCCGACATAACGTCAAAATTCTTTTTCTGAGAAATAAGCATATCGCCTGTTTTCTCAGCTACACGAGTCTGCTCACGGGATAGACCAGCGTCCGCAACAATCTTATAAAATGTAGCTTGATTGATTTGACCAAGAGTCTCATTAGTTATCTCTTGACCGCCTGCCTGTGCATTATTTTTACGAGCTTCCGACTTCATCACATCAATCTGAGCACCTACAAGAGCGTCTTGCAAACCTTGATGAATAGCGTCACCAATAGTGCGCTTTTGACCAAGTGCGGACATATCAACAGGAGAAGAGGGTGCACCAGCTGTCATACTTGGAGAACTGGCAGCAGTCAAGCCACTCGTACCATTCTGATACATCATATCCGGATTCAAACCTGCGGCCTTTAAACGTGCCATTTGCTGAGCTGGGGAATTATACTCGTTCTCTCTATTCCATTGCTCTAAGTTCCATTTATTTTGAAGCTGAGCAAGATTAAAATTATACGTCCGGTTTTTCTCATTCTCTTCCCGCTGGGCTTTTATCTGTTTATTAATAGCAATATTTTGTCCAATTGAGCCAAATAAGCCAGATATAATACCAGCACCACCAGAGATTAATGAATTACCGTAACTTTGAAAAAAGGAAGGTGAATCAGCCATAACGTTTTTTATCTGATTTATGAATATTAATTAAATTACTCTGAACTACTTGGGTAGTTTCCCATGCAGTATTCATATCACAACCTCTACGAAATTGTGGCTCGATAAACCAAGAATCTGTAAAGGCTTCGGAATCATTAGACACCTGCAAATTAGGTGTAGAAACTGCCAAACCTCGTTCAGTCATTTGCTTAATATCACGAGGAGTGAGAGCCAAACCAGACTGCACGGGTTTTTCATACTTTGAATATTTATCACACTTTGCCAATATATTAGAACCGGCGGTTAATCGTCTTGTTGCCATAATTCATTGTTTTATCGCACGCGCGCACGCGAAGCGCGCGCACGCGCGCGAGGTTATTAATTGTGTTTAGTCAAGTCTCGGTATCGCCACTCTACTAATTGGCAATTTAACCGAGCAATCAAGCCATATTTGACCGATAACTTTATCGGTATTCTCCGTAACTGCAAATACATCATTCAACTGTTCATCATCGACCAACAAAAATGATTGTGTAAGTGCAGGCTTAGAGTCAAATACACGATTCATAAGGAAATTTCGCAAATTCGTCCTAAAAAGTCCGTGTACCTTATCAGTTTTTTGTACGTACTCATACCACGGGCGTTGATAACCAAAAACAGCGTCCAAATCATCACGAGCAGCATAAGCCTGCAATGGACATACCTCCTTATAAGTAATAGGTTGGAAACCGAGATTATCAAACTCGGGTTGAAAATGGTCGAGCAAATCACGATACAAATAATGTTTCGGGAGCAACTGCGAGTAATTCGGCACGGGAACCATTGAGATAATGCCCATGATAATAGACTCTTCATCACAATAACACGAAATTGTCGGACCGTCAGCAGCTAAAAAGGCGTCACCGGCAAGGCTACCAAGCGCATTCGCATAGCTACCTTTTGGATATTGTACCGTCGGATCCTTCTCAATAGACTGCACAACACGATTCATCGAAACATCACGTGTAAAACCTCCGATAAATTCGGGCATATTCAAATCATCATAGCGCACTTGACAATCAAATCGACCTTCAACAATTTGCTTATATGAATAACCTTTGCGCATATTCAATTCAAGAAACTTTTGATATGCATTGACCATTCGTAAATCGGGAATCGATATACCAGTGGTAGAAGCGTCAACAAGTGAACGGAAGGAAAGGGGAGACATCGAAGAACCTTCGGGCAATTCGGCATAATCAACACCAAAAACACCGTCCTCATTCGTTTTCATATTGACCGCATAACGCTTACCGTCTTCATCAACTAACGCAACTTTTAACGCCGTAGTAGTAACACCGTCAATTGTTTCAGTATCAGTATAAGTTGTTAAGCCAACAAGAGGCGCACGGCCTTGCTGAGGACTCGGCACAGCAGTTGTAAGAAAATCTTTTTCCCAATTCGCACGATGTAGCTCATAAGGATAGGTGTCTGCACCACCTTCATCCGTTGGAATCCACACGTTATACTCTACTTGTCCATTACGATAATACGGATTATTGCGATTATCACGCATATAGGCATTATATATCGCCTCATAAGTACGGGCAGCATAGGCATCTAATTTTATTTGCTTAGCCTTATTAGGAGACGTAGAATCATAATAGGGCGAACTTACACGAGTAATCTCTTGATAACCATCCGGCACAGCGTTCAAACCGTAAGCCAGAGAGAAATCTTCAACCCAATTACGATTAACAGCACCAAACGACGAAATCAAAGGATTATAATCAGACGTAGGGCGTTCACCCCAACCGGGAACACCAAGAGACGCAACAATCAAACATCGTTCACCAGACGCAAAAGTAAATTTTTCGGGGACATTCCAAGTCGGAACCAAACCAGCAAAAAAACCTTTACCCAAATTAGCGGGGTAGGTCGTATTACGCATAATAGCTGTACCAATATCAGAAATATCGACAATTCTCTGAACTATATTCTTAGAATTAACAGTAATCAAGTGAAAACGAAAATTCATAGTCCGAAGCGGTGAATCTTCCGGAACAGTTGAGAAATAAAACAAAAGAAGAGAATTCCGCAACAACTCTGAATTTTTCGAATCAAAAGAGAACTGTCCGGTAACAGCAGGGTCAACGTTCAAAAACGCAGCATAATATAAGCCTTCCGCAGTTTTAGGTACTGCGTCACCGCTAACATATTTAACCATATAATTACCGGTAGACAAAGACGAAACAAGAGAATTACCGTCGGGGATAGTCATCTGGGGAACAAACCAAACGCATTCAAATGCACCGTCATACGTATCTGAGGGAAGACGTTGAATATCAACAGGCGTAATATTCAACTTCGTATTTGTACCATAATCACCATACAACACCGTAGGAATATCCAAATAGTCAGCAAGTTTACCAGTACCCATGAACTTATCGAAAGAGGTAGCCAAATCATGATAGGGCTCCTCTAAATTTGGCCGAAAATTACCTACATAATCCTTATAATCTTTCCACAACGCACGCAAAGGCATACGGAAGAACGATACACGGGCTTTTATTCGAGTTTGCACAGGGAATACCATAGGCATAAATTGCAAACCTAATTTCGGTGAACAACGAAACGAAGAATGTGCAGGGAGTAAATCAGTGAAAAACGGGTAGATATATCCGAGTCTACCGGTAAAATTAGACTGGTGAGACCAGTCATAACCATTGACATGAACATTATTATTTCTGTCATTAGTTTCATTCCAAATATTTGCCATAATTAAAATACTCTATAATCGTTAGGACGTGATAAATCATAAGATAAACGGGGGTTAAGGACTTCCGTAGAAGTTAGGAGCACAGTATATCGAGGGTTACTATCGGCAAGCATACGGCGTATATGCTCTGCGTCACTCATTTTCTCAAACATACCTAAATCAAATTCAAATTCTGTATAGAGCTCAATTTTATTGTGAAAACTCAAATGCACACGATGTACATACTTGGGGATATTAGTGCGTCTCACTTTAATGTATCATTAGGACATTTAAGTGTATCATTTTTCATTACAACTACACCGACTTTATTATCAGAAATACGCCAAGTAGAACCACACGAAGAAATAAGCAACAAAGTAGCAGCACCAGTTACCAATGCAACACTTTTCCAATTCTCAATTAAAAACTCTTTAATCTTTTCTTTCATAAATGTAAATTTTAAGGGTTAATAAATAAATTAATCTACGTCACAAATATAAATTATTTTGTACTATAATTTGTATTATGATAAGTTAAATAAACATAAATAATTTGCAAATGTAATTATAATACTTCCGAATAACTACTTTTTACAAGATTTCTATTCAATTTGTCAACACGTGCAGCGATATCAATAGGTTCACGATTTTCATTCCAACGGTCTATACTATCATTTCGACGTCGCTTTAATTCTGGAATAAGTTTTAACAGCTCCGTATCAAGTTCTTTATAAGCAGCAAGTAATACATTGGTATAGCTATCAATTTGTAGGGTGATATCATAGTACAACGAGGAGACCTCACTATACGAGAGTTTATATATACGATGTTCAGTGGCATAGTCAACCACGGGTTTATACTCATGTTCATACATCAATTTTTGATACAACTCAACTACCTGTTTATCCTGTGGAGTATAATAGGGGTAAGCCTCCAACGTATCATTACCGAAGCCATAGCAAGATACAACGGTATAACGTTGATTGATTAAGTCGATAAAGCTATCATAAGCGTTACGGATAGATTTAGATATCAACTTTGAAACACTGGGGAAATACTTATTGACATAGTAGGAGGGTAGGGGAGTAGTAACCACCTGGCCAGATAGCGTATCAAGTACAGATATTTCGAGATGTTCGGGGTGTTCTCGATAAAACTTTTCATA